CCATCCGTGACCGCCAATAACTCGCACAAAAGCCGAAAAGCCATGATGGTGACAAGCTAGCCGCTCTAAGTCATAAGCTTTTATATAGCCAAAAACCTTCCCATCGCCATGCGCTGGCGGGGAGGTGTAAAGCTTATCGCCTGCTTTGACGCTGCCGGTGATGGTAACGAGAGGTCGCATCCTGTCGCCATAGTCTTCGTAGCCTTCAAAGACTGCTACCCGTACCTGGTCGTTGCGGCCAAGGCCTGGGGTCAAGTTGCACTGAAGGGTATGAGTGCAATTCGCCCCACCGTGCTCAAGCCAGACAACATCAACCACGCCAACCCGCTGGGCATGTTCGGCTACGTCGGCGCCTCCACCTGGTTCAACGCCGTTCGCATCAATGATGCGTGGATGCTGCGCATCGAGTGCGGCGTTACCGCTTACTAATCGAGGAGTGAAGCAATGAGCTACGATCTTCAAGCGGCCAATGCCGTTTTCTCGCGCGCTGGTGGCGCGACCGCCAATCTGACTGGTGTGGCAGCGACTGCTGCCAAGACTTACACCACCCAGAACATGACCTATTCCAACCAAGGAAAGCTGGGCTATATCGCTGGTGCTGCCGGCGCAACGACTCCTACCACCGACGCCGTCACCGGCAAGGCATTCAAGCCGCTGCTGATCGGCCAGGGCTGCTGCTATGTGTGGGTGATCTCTGCCGGCGCCGTCGGCCTGGTGCAGGGCCCTGTGCCGCCATCGCTGCCGTCGGGTTCGATCGGAACGAACGTCGACTCGAACGGCAACTTCACCGCACCGCCGCAATTCCCGGGCCTGCCCGATTCAATGACGCCGTTCGCCTACAGCGTCGTCACGATCGGTTCCACCTACGCCGGCACCGGCTTCATCCCGGGCTCGTCGGACAACTGGAATGCGACCGGCGTCACCACGACGCAGCAGGACGTGGGCCTGGGCCTGCCGCAGATTCCTCAGACCTCCTAATAGCAGTTCCTTTCCAAACCACGGGCGCTTCGGCGCCCTTTTTTATTGGGTGACATATGCCACGCGGTATCCCAGAAAACAAAGACGCGAAATACGCGAAGCAAGGCGACATCACTGTCGGCGGCATCGTGGTTGACCAAGGCCAGGAGATCGAACCTATCCTGGCCAGCGAAGGTTTGAGCACCATCGCTGCCGAAGAAGCCTTCATGAACGAGATTCTGGAGGTGGAAATCCAGAGCACCGGCGACGAAAATGCACCGCCAAATGGCGTGTTGACTGTCAACGGCCGCTCGCAGCCATGGATTCGCGACACGCCAATCAAGATGCGCCGCATGTTTGTGGAAATGCTCGCGCGCTGCAAAGAGACTAAGTACACCCCGCAAGAGCCGGACTTCCGCAACCCTGAGCCGACGAACGTGCCGAAGGGCCGCACCGCCTTTGTGCTACCATTCGCAGTCCTGCACGACCCGAACCCGAAGGGCCGCGCCTGGCTGGCCGCAATCAAGGCTGAGCCCGCCTAATGTCCACGTTCCTGCAATTGGTCCAGAGCCTGCGCAGGGAGGCCGGCGTCTCTGGCGCCGACCCGATCACCTGCCAGGGCCAGACCGGCGAAATGCTGCGCTTGGTGAACTGGATCAATAGCGCCTGGATGGATATCCAACGCATCCACACCGACTGGCAATGGATGCGCCAGAAATTCTCGTTCCAGACGAACATCGTCACCAACCAGCAGATTTACAACGCCGCGACGGACTGCGGCATCGTGAATTTTGGCGACTGGAAGAAGGACTCGCTGCGGATTTATACGACCTCGATCGGGTTCAGCAACGAGATGATTCTGCCGTTCGCGCCGTATGACGAGTTTCGCAATTTATACATGTACGGCTCGAATCGCACCAACTACATGCGGCCTTCGATGTATTCCATCGACCCGCAGAAGAACCTGGTTCTTGGTGGGCCGCCCGACCTGGTCGGCTACACGATCAACGGCGAGTTTTATCAAGTCGCCACGCCGCTGATAGCCGATTCCGACGTGCCTCTGCTCGATGTGCAGTACCACGACATGATTGTGTGGAAGGCGCTGATGAAATACGGCGAGTATGAGGCTGCGGAAGAGGCGCTGGCGCGCGGGAAAAGCGAATACAAAACGCTGCTGGCCGGGCTGCAGGCTAATCGTCTGCGCCAGATCACCTTCGGCGAGAGCTTGGCATAATGGCCGCGAAGATCGACCAGGATTTCTACCCGCTGCAGGGCGGTTTGGACCTGATGACGCCGGCGCTCATGATTGATCCCGGCAAGTGCTTCGACGCGCAGAACTATGAGCCGGAAATCACAGGGGGATACCGGCGAATTGACGGGTACGAGCGGTTTGATGGCCGACCATCCCCCAGTAGTGCGAATTACTGGCTGCTTGGCATCGCGCAGACGGGCGCCATCAGCACTGGCGACACGCTAACAGGCGTATCAAGCGGTGCCACGTGCCGTGTTTTGCTGCTCGTTGGCGCGGTCGCGGTAATCGGCCGCCTCGTCGGTGTTTTCACCGTCGGCGAGAGCCTGACGGATGCCGCAGTTCCTGTCGCCACGGTCGTTTCTGCCGCTCAGATCGCCGCAGCGCCACAGCCGGACGACGATGCAACCTACGCGTTACTGGCGGCCAACGATCTGCGCGCCGATATTGGCCCAGTCCCGGGTTCCGGCCCCACTCGTGGCGCGAAGCTGTACAAGGGTACGGTCTACGGCTTCCGCGACAGCGCAGATGGCCTGCATGGCCTAATGTATAAGTCCTCTGCCGCCGGGTGGGTGCTTGTGCCATTCGGCTATGAGATCGGCCTGACCACGCTGAACCATTCGGCAACGGTCACGGTAACCAGTGCAACGCCTGGGGTGGTGACCTGGAACGGTCACAACATGGCCAATGGCCAGCCGGTGACGCTAAGCACCACCGGAACAATGCCGGGCGGCCTGGCGCCGAATTTTACCTACTACCTGGTGGGCGCCACCGCCAATACCTTCCAGCTGGCCGCTTCTAAAGGCGGCGCGCCGCTGGCGACAAGCAGCTCTGGCACCGGGACGATTACATGTTCCGCATCGGGCGGCAATATCAACGCGCTCGATACGATCATCGGGGTGACTTCCGGGGCGACGGCAACGGTGGCCGCGTCGCTCTTGCGTACTGGTTCATGGACCCAGAACCTCGTGGGAAACCTGGTCGTGGCCAGTACATCCGGAACTTTCAATGCGAGCGAAATCCTGACAGTTTCCGGCATCATGGTCGCCAATACGATCACCAGCGCGGTCGCGATTACGCGCGCGCCAGGCGGCCAGATGGAGTTCTGCAATATCAATTTCACTGGCTCGGCGACCGGCCTAAAGATGTACGGAGTCGATGGCGTCAATCCTGCCTTCGAGTGGGATGGAACGACCTATGTGCCGATCCATACCGGCGCGACACCGGATACGCCGTCGCATGTAATCAATTTCAAGGAAGCGCTCTGGCTTTCGATCCTCGGAAACGTCGAGGTAAGCACGCTTGGGCAGCCTTATAACTGGGATGCTCTGCAGGGCGCGGGAACTTTCGCCGTCGGCGACATCATCAGCGGCTTCGCGCCTAACGGCGGCACCTATGTGACCGGCTCGACGATGTCGATTTTCTCCGATCGCCACCTGTACACGATGTACGGCTCTTCCACGGCCGACTACAAGCTGGTGACGTCGATTTGGGATATGGGCTTCTCTGCGTTCACGATGCAGCCGGTCAGCAACGACACGTACGGCTGGACCTCGCGCGGCATCCAGACGATCATCACGACGCTGACCTTTGGCGACTTCGATTACAACTCGATCAGCCACGAGATCCAGTCGCTGATCAACAAGAAGCAGGGCTTGCAAATTGCCTCGACGTCGCTGCACCAGAAGAACCAGTACCGGGTCTACTTCAGCGATGGCACCGCGCTGACCGTTGGCCTGACCGGCGACAAGATGAACGGCATCATGCCGCTCAACTACAACCTGCCGGTGCGCTGCATCAGCACCGACACGAATGCGGCAGGCGCCGAGGTGACGTATTTCGGTTCGGACAATGGTTT